TGTGCGTGACTCATGTTGTTCACCTTTTTCTGTGTAGTGCGAATAACCTGCCATGATTGTACATCATTTTGATATACATTGCAATAGATAATTTTGGCGCAATAAACCCCAATCATATGTACAGTAGATTGGGGTTTATCTCGCGTATTAATTTCGGTACCACGCGCGCCAGCTATGCGGTCAAAATCGTTATTTAGTGATAGCCTAGACTAGCAATTAGATTGTAACACACAAACGCCACGCATCTGGTTTGCGTGGCGGTGCGTGGCGTTCGTGTGGCGCGTGCATGGGATGAGTTCGACAAAACGATTATAGCACAGATTTATTGTGGCGCAACAGGCCACGGTGGCGCGCTCCAATCATTCACATCAATTTGATTTGGGTAATCTCGTAGTGCCTGCCGATATTCACGCCACTGTACTACCTGTGCTGGCGTAAATGGTGCATCTGGTAATTGGGTATAGTCTGATTCTAGTAATAGCTCATTGCGATAATTTCGCACATCGCGCATCGCCTGCGCTTGATCTGGCGAATCCACTACATAACTATCAGCTGGTGGCGTGTCGTAGTAGGTGCCAAACTCATCTACATATAAAAATGCAATTTGTGGCACTGCCAGTAGTAATCGATAAATAATCATGTAAGACTTCCTGTCATTTGTACAATGTGCAGTATTGGCGATTCATTTGCAGTGTCTTCTGCTGCTACCGTGATTGTTGTATTAATCGATGGAAACACACGGAAATTGATAGCATCATCTGCTGTATAGTAGCGCATAATAATAAATGTGTGCAGTGTGCTGGCGATATATGATGCCGGCACTTGACTGACAACAATAGAGTTTACCAGTAGGTTAGCATATGCCGTTGATGATGCCGATGCGTAAATAACAGATAACAAATAGTACCCATTTGTGGGGATTGTCACATCAGCCCCTGACCACGTAAATCCATTATTACGTGTTTCAGTTTGCCACGTAATAATAGTGCCAGCAGTGGTAATTGCCAGCGTGGCTGATCGTGTGAGTGTAAGGCATGCACCTGGTGTTTCGACGCGCTGCAAATCTTGTACTTCACTCATCACGCTTGCAAGGTTATTGGTTAGCAAGTTTGACATTTACTGATTCACTTCCATTGTTATTAAACCCCAGTTCCACACCTTGCACCTTCTGCGTTACTAGCGTGCCATTGTCATTAATGCTGACCAAATCACCAAAAAAGTAATCACGGCCATATTTCAATGCCGCGTTTTGTGTAAGCTTGATGGTATACACGGTATCGCGTTTGGCCTCCAATGCTAGTGCACTATCACCTATGCTGTGGTAATTTGCCGTGGTGGTGCCTGCACCCTGATTGCGCAAATCAATAAATTCTTCTCGATTCGCCAAACCCGTATTCAGTGATGCAGGCCTGCTGTACATATTGCGTGCCAGTGATTCGCCACTGCCACCCAAAATAACATTGGTAAAATCTTGCAATTTATCAGTGATTACTTGCAGCTCTGCGATGGTGCCGGTAGGTACCGACAAAATAATGCTACTGCTCCGATTGGTGCCACGCTGGCCTAAATACCACGTGAATGTGTACGTGGCTGGCGCGGTCCATATCATATCAAAATCACCACCATTGCCTATAGCCACCTTTTGCATAGTATCGAGTAGGTTCTGCATACTGCAGGCAATGCTTACTGTACTGCCACCACCAGCACTTGCGCTGGTGGTCATGCCGGTTGTATTGCCATTAATGATGCGTTGTGATTTGGTGCCAGTCACTGCCAATGTAGTGCAATTGTAATTGAATAGCGTTTTAAGGATAGTTTCAGCAGGCACTGCAGAGAATACGCTACGGTTCGCCACGTTGGCACGATACGCTACCACGCGATCAGCTAGCAGTGCCATCATTGACACGGCCGTGATTTGATAAATGGTTTGCGTGCTGGCAATGCGCACAATGCGCCGAATCATGCCAGCAAACTCCACACTTGCATCAATGCCCTGTGCACTGTCTTGACGCGTCACTGATACGATATACCCATACTGCAAATACTGTGCGTTAGGCGACGTGCTAGCCATGCTAAACGTCAACCCGTCAATAGCATTAACCTGCCTAGAAATTGCCAATTGCATATAATCCGTAGCCACGGATTGAATAACGCCACTGGCATTGTAAATGGTCATGGTGTAAATAGGTGCCATTTAGATGCGCTTCACATTCACAATGCAGTTTGATACACTTTGGCCGGTTACGCTTGACCATGCCTTTACATTGGTAGCTACACTGCTTCCAGGAGTGACTGCTACATAGACTGAATAGGTATTTGCGAATGTGGCCCCCGTGGCAAACAACGCTGCAGACTGTGGTGGATAAATGATGATGTTATCCATGGTCACGCGACGATTTCCCGTGGTACCTGCACTGTACTGCACTTGCACAGAAAATATGTAATAGCCACTTGCCAAAATGGTAATTGTGCCTGATGCAGTGTCCATTGAAATGCTGCCATCTGCACTGCTGGTGGATGAAGTGAAATTTGCAATCTGATAATCAGTATTTGCAGCAGTGAGTGATACAGTGCCACCGCTCATGGTGGCATAAATTGCTGGTGGCAATTGTCGCGTGGTGGCGTATGCGTAGTACGACGAAATTGCACTCACAAGGCCCGATGCTACCGAAACCGTGCCAAGTGTGATATACGGCTGTGCGGCAGTGGATAATTGCGCACTCGTCGCAAGTGCCAGCCGCGTGGTTTTAGTGAGAATGGTAGTGCCTGCCACTGATCGCGTGACTGTCACGCTGGCACCAGATTCATTAGCAAGAATTACCAGATTATAGGTGCCATTGGCCACCGCTCCCACTGCAATGCTAGCAGTGCTGGTATTCTCATACAGATAGCCACCAGTAACTGTAGTGGTGCCTGTAGCCACCACTGCACTGCCATCCGCAATTGATAGCGTGGCAGTGCCAGTGCCTGATGCCGCCAAATAACTACCCTGTAATAACACACCGATGCCAAGAGTTTTAGCTTCAATGACGGTCATTCGTGACGAATCATACCCTGCTGCAGGGCCATCACCCGTGCCTGTGGTGGCATATCCAATAGATTGTTCAGCCATGGTGGTTATACTCCTATAAATCGATCATAGTATGTCATTGACACGGCACTGGTGCTAGTGCCACCCGTGGCAGTAATCTGAATGTTATTCACTCCACCAATTACTTGTGGCATTGGTGCCAGATTAAACGTGGCAAGGTTTGATGCAGCACTAACGTTTGATAGCACATTTGCCCCTGCCTGATTCACGACGGTTTTATATCCATAGCGCAGGTCAAATATATATGTAGTGCCAGCAGCAATGTTGGTGGTCAGTGTGATTGTATCTCCTGTGCTGGTGTTTTGAATCACTAGGCTATTTAACGGCCCTACTGCCACGATGTTTGGGTATGCGTTCCATGTGCCAGCATATGCCACAGACGTATTTACGCTGATGGTGCCACTTGCGCCATACGTGACTGGATATAATCGCGGTATAGGTGTAGGTGTTCCCACAATCGCTGGTGTGCCTGCAATGATGTTCTGTACAGGGTTGTACCATGTAGGATCATCCGCCCGCATTTGTACGATGGTTTTGACGCTGTACCCTGATTTGGCATCAACATCGAGTGACAAACCACCAAGTATCTTGGTAGCAATTGCACGCTGTGTGCCATCAGGCCGTGTGATGGTGAGTGTTCCAATCACGTTTGATGGTGAAAATATCGCTAGTAACTTATCTCTGATTGTGTAATGTTCTGCAATCGTGTTGGCAGTGATGATAAATGGCAATTGCAACACACGCGGATCAAGGCGAAAATCTACATCTGAATCACCCTGTTGTAGTGGCCCGCGTTGCGTGATTCGGTGTAGTGGTGCCATACCAAATCCGAGATCACCCAGATACCCAAACGTCAGGCCTGACACTGCATCATAGCCATTTAGTGTGTATGTAGTGCCTTGTATGGTGTACGTTAGTGTGTATGGCACTATATACCACCTGCTAGTATCTGCATGGCATTAAAATCCGCCATGATGCTTGATTCACTCTGCTGTGTATTATACGTGGCTGATAGCTGGTAGTAATTCTGCACTGTTGCCTGTGCGCTATTTACGCCACTCCCCAATGTGGCATTCATTGCGTTGGTTACGTCTGGCAATCCTGCCATAATGCCGGCCGCCATGCCTTGCGAAATAGGCTTCCCTACCAGATTTGCAAACACTTTTGATGGTGATGCAACGCCAAGTAGTGCCATAGCCGCATCAAGTGCAGCTTGAGCTGCTTTCTTGGCTGCATTTACAATGGCTGATACGCCATTGCTAATACCATTAGCAATCCCCTGTGCAATGTTGGTGCCAATATTCATGGCAGCACTGGCCAGGCTGGCCACCATGCCATTGAGTTTCCCAATCAGATCAGCCACAAACCCGCCAATGGTAGTGAGTGTGGCAGTAACAAATACGCCAATGGCATTTTGTATGGTCAACCACGCGCCAGCAAAATCACCTTTTAATAATTGGCTAATGGCCGTCAATGCGCCAATAATTAACGCTTGAAATGGCAAAATCAATGCCATGATTCCTTTAAATACAATCTGAATGTATGGCCAAAGAATTTGCAGTGTGGTGGTGAGATTACTAATGCCATCTGCAAAATTCTGAATTGCCATTGCCACCACTGTTACTAAAATATCCCCTAGTAGCTGAAATATGCTAATGATATTTTGCATGTATCCTTGCGTTTGTGGCGATGCCAGCTGTGTGGTGATTGCGTTATATAGTGCAGTGAGTGCAGGTTGTGCCACGGCCCAAAGATTGGAAATAGCAGTAGTAATTGGCGCAATAGCCACTAGGAATGAATTGAATCCTGCTCTTATCGATGCCAATATACCCTGCCAGTCAATACCAGAAACAAATGCATCAGATGATAAATACAATTCATCAATAGCAGAGATAATACCTGGCCAATCCACACTGTCAATGAAGTTTGCAAATTGTGTAACTAAATCGCCAATGATTGGCACTAGCACTTCACCGGCATAGCTGCCAAATCGCGTTAATACAGGCAGCAACGCATTGCCTAGCGTCTGCTGGATATCCGCAAACTGTGCTGCAAGTAATGCCTGCTGGCCTGCATAGGTATCAACGGCGGCAGCAGCACTGCCACCAAATTCCTTGTTTAGCTCTGCCAAGATGATTTGCTGTGCACCAGCCACATCACCCGTTTCTACCATCGCCTCGATCATCTTCTTTTGGTCATCAGAAAATGACACACCCACTCGCGACAATGCACCAATGCCTGCAATAGGATCGTTCAAGGCCTTGCCTACTTGCAGTGCAGATGATTGCAAATCACTTCCCATTGCCTGTGAAATATCTAAGATAGCCTGTGTTGCATCGCCAAAATTTGTGCCTTGAATTTGCGTGAATGTGGCTAGTACGTTTTGTGCGCCCAAGATTGCATCATCAGCAAAGATGCTATTGCCACTACTCGCACTCATGGCACCAGCCATATCTGCCATTTGCTGTGCAGTGAATCCAGCCGCCATGCCAGTGGATTTCACCACCGCTTCAGTCTGTGCAAATACAGATTGAAACTCACTTGCTTCTGCAATGCTTCCTGCTATAAAATCAGTCACTTGCGAAAATGCGGCACCTGCCAGATTGACTGCTGCACCACCAATAGCCTGAAATGCGCCCGTGGCAATAGATTGCAGTGCACCAAACCCTTTACCCGCTGTTTTGGTAGCACTGTCTAGGCCTTCTACACTATTAGTAACTGCAGCAGCCACTGGTGTTACATCGTCTTCACCTAAGAAACGAATTAGTACTGTGGTATCACTCATTTGCGTTTGGCTTTCAATTCGTTTATTTCTGCTTCAATGGCCATCAGTGCCAAGTGCTCAGAAATGGTTTGCCAGTCTGGCAGGTTTGCTGGTGTGCAGTGGTATATATCACGACACAATACCAGCTCCAAGTATTCAATAGGCATTGGTGCTTTGGTCCAGAGATGTGCACGCAATGCCATTGCTATTTTGGGTTTTGGTCACCTGATACACGCGTGACAATGGCAGTAATGATTTGCGCCAAATGACTGGCAGGCAAGTCTTCAGCCTTGCGGCCATCTTCTACCATTACACATTTATTCATGATGGGCACCATGCCATCAATATCATTTTCCTTGCCAGCCTTCACAAGGTTTGCCACGTCACGAATAGTTAATTTACTTGCATCGATGCTGTACATATTGTTCTCCTATAAATTGTGTGGCATGGTGCCAGCCACGCCACACTGCTGTGCATAAACGATTAGGTAGTGTGTGTAATGCTGGCACATCGCAAGGTGAATGAACACATGATAGGACCTGCACTTGACGCATCAATAGCAGGTAAATCTACTGCAGTAATCTGGCCAGCACTGGTGGTGTAGGTATCCGCACCAGCAGTGGCACCGTGTGGCACCCATTTAAGTGAAATCAACGTGCCATTTTCAAATGCCGTCAACATCACCTGATAGCCTTCAGTGGTTGATTCGGTATACAACACATTTACCACCACTTCTGATGGTTCATTTTTGCCAACCGTCAACACGGCATAGTTACCATCAAACGTGTATGCTTCGCCAGTCATCCTGGTAAGTGTCACCACGTCTACTGATTGGCTACTCCCTGAAATATCGGTGTAGGTACCAGTACCACCTGATTGATAGCTAATGGTAGCAGCGGCTCCTGACATTGCCCCTGTGGTTTGTGCCATGGCGGTAATACTCCTTTACTGCACAATCTCAACAAATGTGAGTGTACAAATTACTCCGTGATAGTTTCGGCCCGATCCTGTAACAAACTCAATTACTTGTGCACGTTGCGTGAGTAATGTAAGTGTGTACGTTTGGCCAGACAATTGCCGTGCCTGTTCAATGTATGCAGCCATGTATGCCTGGTACACGTCTGCAATATCCATCAAACCCAACCCCATG